CGACTTCCAGCAGGTAATACAATCCCAGCTAATACTTGGACGCGTATTTATCGTGGAGCTTCTAATACTAATACAAGTAATACCAATCACCTACCAATTCGAGATTATTCAAGTCTAGGTTTGGTAACCAATGGCCAATCAGGGCCTGTTACTTGGAAGGTTCGCCATCTATAGTGGTACTTAGTAGATACAACTTTTAAACCACAAATTAAAAAGACTGGAATTATTGAAGCAGAACATTTCACTGAAGTGGAATAGAATTTAAATAAACCAGCTCAATTCAACAAACAAATGTTTAGCGTTAATGGAAATGAATTTCTCGAACTCTAACACTTGACATCCCATTACAAAATATGTTATAATATAAATAGTAGAAGGCAGAGCCTAGCGCCTATTTTCTACTAACCCAATAAGGCTTCTGCTGTTGCGGGGCCTTATTGTTTAATTTTTTTATAAAACAAATGGCAAAGTTTTTATATAGAATTACGACATTTAATTTGAAGAAATAACGAGCTACCAGTGTGGTAGTGAGGAGGTAAAAGGATATGGCGTATATAATAGAACATGAATGGGAAAAAGGATAGACCATAACCGCAGAAAAATTAAATCATATGGAAAGAGGAATTGCTGCGGCAATTGGCGGGATAGAAGCATTAACAGGGACAACTTATGATAGTGGTAGTACAGAAACTACTAATGCTATTGATAATTTTATTAATGGTGCTAATCAAATAAATATTAATGGCGATAGTACTATTAAGGGCGCATTAAAATTAGTTTAGAATAAAACAGCAGCTTCATAGACTACAAATACTAATAAATTATATATTGAAATGGGCGCTACTGATAACAGTGAAAATACAAAGCAAGCGCGTATTTGGTATACAGGAGAAGATGATAACGAATTAATAATTGGAAGCAAAGATGGTGTTGATACTAATTTACACGCGAATAATATTACTGGAAATAATTTAACTGCAAATGGAACTCTAGATGTTACTGGGAAAACCACTTTAAACGATGATCTAGAAATAAAAAAGACTTTAAGTGTTGATGGAGCGACTACTTTAAAAGGTAATTTAACAATTGGGACATAGACAATATATCCACATACTATATTATATGGTGACTTGTCTGTTAAATAGAATGCTACATTTAATATGAAAGCTTCTGTAAATAGTGATTTAAATGTTAAAGGCGTCTCTAACCTAAAAGGAAAACTTACTGTTGGAGACCAAGATATATCTGGAGGGACGGACACAGAACTTTGGGGTACATTAACTATTCATGGAAGAGATTCAACTGATAGTAGTAATAGGATAGCTGCAATATTATATGGAACTTTATCAGTAAGTCGTGCCACAACTTTAGAAAATACATTAGAAGTAACTGGTAAAGCTACCTTAAACGATGAATTAGAAGTAGTTAAAAACACCACCTTAAAAGGGACGTTAAGTGTAGCTGGAAATAGTACTATAAACGGGGAATTAACTTTTGGTGAATATAATTCTGCTAATGATTTTTATAAGATAGCGGCTTTTAAAACCTCCGGCATTACCTTAAATCAACCTACCTCTTTTTTTAATGACAGTATTAGAACCGAACATATGGAAATTACATCAAGAAGTATTAAACAAAGTATAGGCAATCAAACTTATGATTTAATTTCACAATCTAGTACAAATATTTACTTCAGTGCAAATGAAGCATATACATTTATACGAGGTAGATCTGTAAAAATTGTTAATAACGATTTAGAATTTACTACAAGTAGTGCTGGTGCAACATATACATATTGCTTTACAGATAGTGGTTAGGGTGGCTTTAAACTAACGGCTAATTATGACAATTCTGGCTTAACGACTAATCCCAATCATACTTTCTTCCATTATATGCCAGATGGATTAAATGCTGATACATTAGTTGTTGGAGGAAATCAAGCTAGTATATTATCAAATGATACTTCTCTTATAAAAGAAATATATATCAATGCTGAATCAGGCATTTATTTAACAACCAAACTTGACGATGGAATTAGAATCAATAATAATACTAAAATTTATGGGATATTAACGGTTGATGGCTCAATTAATGTTCTAGATAAAATCACAGCTACAGTTGAAGATGATAGTACATTAGATGGGAAAAAAGGCTATAAATATAATTATACTTTATTAACTAGTTCAACCTTAGGATTGTTTTCTTTACAATGCAGCGGAACTGATAATTTAAATTAGCCACTTACAAAGACTCCATCACTTTTTAGTTATCGTCCATATGGTTTTGAATCAGAAAGTTATTTAACTATAGGTGGACCAACTGTTTTACTACCAGAAGGTGATAATGGATGCGTAGAAAAGACTTATATAAGAGCTAAAGAAAATATAATCTTATCTCCTACTAATTCTACTGGCAAAGTAAGTGTAAACAGTGATTTACATATTGGTTACCAAAAATCTTTATACATAAATAATACTGCTTTAAATGAAGATGATATTACACACTTACATACTTTATGGAATACCGGTTTAAGTGCAGATGATATTACACACCTACAGACTCTATGGAATAATTATTAGACTCAAAACGGAGGCGAAGAATAATGGCGAACATAATGTCTAAACGTGGTCAACAAGATAATGTTGTAACTTACGAACATATATGTGACACCTCAGCAGACTTAGCTTCTATAGACCCCAAGTATATAACCTTGGGGTCTGTTGCTATTGTACTAAAAGGTGCCGCAGGGTTAGAAGTATACATGGCTACTTCTGATAAAGAATGGGTTAACTTACTTGGCGCAGGAGGTGGCGAGTAATGGATATAATTGATGTTATGCTGGCACGAGCACTAACTCCACAAGGGTAGATTGAATCTTATGCGGCCTAGTCTCAGCAGGCGGTTGCTCGCGCGAATGAAGCACTTGCTAATATTGAAAGCATTACAGAATAGACAAATGAAAATAATGCGGCTGCATAGCAAGCATTACAGGATGCGCAATCTACATTAACTGAAGTCAACTCTGCTCTTGAATCATTACAAGAAGTCAATACTACACAAATTCATAATGAAATGGATAAGCTTGCTTATTCTTTAAGTAAACGTACTAATGCTTCAACCATTATTACAGATATGGTAGTTTCAAATCCATCTGGATTAGCTACTACAATATCTGAGATTGATAAGATGTATCGTCAACCTGGTAATAATGAAGACGGTACTATGACTTAGAAGGCGATTACTGCTGCATTAGATTTAAAAGCTAACGCTGCTGATGTAGCTACAAAAGCATATGTAGATTCTAAAGTAGCTGGTGGTAGTGGTTCTGGTGTAAGTAATCTCGGTATTGATGCCGCGGGTAAGATAGTTATAGTAGATGAAAATGGCAATATTACATCTGGCACTTTAACAGAGGAAGAAATTGCTGAGGCAATTCTTAATGGCGGTGGCACTACAAGTAAAGAAAGTATTGGTCTATTAATTGATTATAATAATAAGAATTTTGAACGTGTCTATGGTGCAGCCAATCTAGTCGCTGGCTCTAACTTTAATAAATATCCTATGTATGGTGGCCGCATGCGCTGTAATGTAGCAGATGACGGTACTATTAATGCTTTCTATGGAGACGAAAATTATACAGAGGATGGTTCCAATGGACAAGTAATGATTTATCAGCCCAAGTTCTATTATTAGAGAACAATTATTACTGAAATTGCTGATCCTCAAGGTCGTGTTATTAGTAAAGAGTAGTTGTTACTTTCTCCTAACGCAAAAGTTGGATTTAAACTTCATCCTCTATTTATTAATGAGAATGAAGAATTAGATTATGTATTATTACCAGTATATGAAGGATGTTTATATGATACTAGCGCAAATACTTATATTACTAATAACAGTAATGCAATAGATATTAACAATGACAAATTAAGTTCTATTGCTAATGTTAAACCATTTACAGGCTCAAATAAAAATTTAATGTTTAATAATTTGCGCCAACTTGCTGCAAATCGTGGCGAAGGATGGTATATTACAGATATTCGTACAGAATCTCTTCTTCAAATGTTATTTATGGTAGAATTTGGATCATTAAATGGCCAATATACCTTAGGAAAAGGTGTTGTTAATGCTAAAAATATCGGAGATATGATAACTGGTTCTACTGCAGCATTAGGAAATAATAGTGGAAGAGCGTCTAGCACAACCTTCATTAATGACAATACAACAACTAATCAAACTGCTGATGACGTTACTGCAATTAATTATCGCGGCATGGAAAATCCGTGGGGTAATGTTTGGCGCGCTATTGATAAGCTAATAGTTAAAGGTAACGGTGCTTCTAATGGTGGCGTTCCTTATTATAATAATGAATCTTTAGATTTTAATCTTCCTAATATGTCATATGGCTGGATCTCTAATATGGGTATAGGAAATGACGAGTATGATTGGGCCTATATTCCAATAAAATGCGATAGAAAGGGAAATAGCGCAGTTCCTGTAGGAGATAGTACTTGGACCACTACTAATCTAAATAATACTAATATGGCATTTGTAGGTGGCAGTTCTACCTCAACTGAAAGTGCAGGTTTATTTGATTATAGTTTTGATGGAAATAGTACCTCCACACTTGGGCAGATTAATGCTCGTATCATGTTCATTCCTACTAAAAATTCTATCTATACTAATAATATTACTAAATGGCAATCACATTATGGAGGCTGATGAAGATGAAAGACTATGGTACAATTTATGGCGCAACAGAGCCGCAACCAATTGAAATCACTTCTAACTCTGTATTTATTGCTTCTAATATCGAACCTTATACTGAATAGTTTGATAATTATACATTACAAGGCTATAAGTATGATTATAAAGAATATTCTAAAGATGAATATCTTTTATAGCAATCTGCTAATATAACTTCTTTACAAGAAGAACTCGCAGCAACAAAAATATTATTGGGGGTGGAGTAACGCATGACTTTAATAGAACTCGCGCGAAAACTTCGCCCATATATAGAGAAAGCCGCTATGTCTCTTTCTGAGGAAGATGCGCTCGAAGCCGTTCAGTTATTTCCTAACTGGCGGCCCGATGCAGCATATTTAATTGATGATAAGGTACAGTATGAAGGTATCTTATACAAATGTTTATAGTCACATGCTGCACAGGAAGCTTGGACTCCTGTCGCCGCACCGAGTCTATGGGCAAAAATCTTAATCCCAGATCCTAATGTAATACCAGAATGGGAGCAACCAGATAGTACCAACCCATATATGCGTGGTGACCGCGTTATGTTTGAAGGAGAAGTATATGAAAGTGCTATTGATAATAATATTTGGAGTCCTTCTGCTTATCCAGCTGGATGGACTAAGATAAATATTTGACTTTTATATAAAAATCTGATATAATAGATATAGAATAAAGGATAATAATTCTTTATTCTATATCTTTTTTTATATGGAGAATGATCATGAGAAAAGAAATTCCTATTACTAGTGAAGAAAGCGCGAACATCGAGCGCCTATTTTTGAGCCATAATGCTTATTTAAGTATGCTTCAATTTCTATCTGATAATAATGTAAGTTCAAATACTGAAATTTATGATCGTAAGTGGAGTGAAGCGGTAGATTTATGGATTAAGCTAGAGAAAGCAAAAACTGATATTGAAAAGAAATATAAGCCAGCGGGTGATTGGGATCGTTATGAATTTGATTTTGAAAAACAGCAGGTAATTTTTGTAAAAAATGAGTAAAGAGTATTCTGATGAAGTAATTCGTAGATATATAAATGAAGATCCCAAAGCTATATGTCGCAATATCACTTTTCAAGTAACTGATGACTGCTGTCTTAAATGTTCTTACTGTTATTAGGGCCATAAAGGTCATGCTATGATGTCTAAGGAAACTGGTAAACGAATCGTTGATTTATTATTTAAATTGTATGATGAAAATAAAGAAAATTCTGTTATAAATCATCATACATATGGTATTATCTTAGATTTTATTGGCGGCGAACCTTTTATGAATGTTGAAGTAATGGATTATATTGTCGATTACTTTATTGATCAATGCCTAGAGAAAGATCATATTTGGCTTACAAACTTTCGTATTTCAATTAGTACTAATGGTATTCTTTATTTTTAGCCGCAAGTACAGCATTTTATTTAGAAGTATAAAAATTTATTAAGCATGAATGTTACTATTGATGGCCCTAAGAAAGTACATGACTTATGTCGTGTAGACTATGATGGTAACGGTAGTTTTGATAAAGCTATAGCTGCTTGGGAACATTGGTTTCATACAATTGGAATCAATCCTCTGGATACTAAAGTAACCATTTCGCCCGAAAACTTAGAATTAATGGAAGATATATTTGATTTCTTTCTTAGTAAAGGCTGTAAAACAATTCATGCCAATCCTGTATTTGAACATAAATGGACAATTGAAGAAGCGCAATTATATTATTGTATTTTAATTCGTTTAGCAGAACGACTTTTACAAACCGAGGGCGCGGAAAGTTCATTGTTTGATGAAAATCGCGGCCGTCCTTTATTATCAACAGATACTTAGAACTGGTGCGGTGGTACATCTGCTATGCTTGCCTTCGATCCAGAGGGAAAAGCTTATCCGTGCTTACGTTATATGCCGAGTTCTCTCGGTATAGATCGCGCGCCAATAATCATTGGAAATACCGATGGTATTTATAACACTCCTGAAACCAAAGCTATATATGATGATATGCAAAAAGTTACACGGCAATCTCAATCTACACAAGAATGTATAGATTGTCCTATTGCCGCAGGATGTGCCTGGTGTAGTGCGTGGAACTATTAGGAAACTGGTTCTTACAACAAACGTAGCACTAACATATGTTGGATGCATCGCGCCAATATGCTTGCGAATACCTATTATTGGAATACCTATTATCGGGCGCATAATCGTGAGAAACGGATGCCAGTTTATCTACCGCGAAATATCGCCACTCAAATTATTTCAGATGAAGAATATGATGAATTATTACAATTAAGTATTTGACATTTTCTAAAAATTCTGCTATAATATATGTATACAGAGTAAGGAAAGGAACTTACTTTGTAATAAAAAATTTTACTACATAGGGAGGTAGTAAGTATGAAGTACTATTCTGAAAAATTGAACAAGGTTTTCGACACAGAGCGAGAGTGTATGGAAGCTGAATTCAAGGTTAAAGAACAGGAGAATCTCGCAAGGATTCAAAGAGAAAAAGCATTGAGAGAAGAAAAGGAAAAGAAAGAAGCTCTCGCGGCCGAGCGTAAGGCAATGGCTGATAAGGTCGAAACCGCGCGCAAGGCTTACCTAGAAGCGCAGAAAGCTTATAGAAACGAACTGGAAGCTTTCTGTAAGAAATATGGCACCTATCATTATACTGTAACAGATGCCGATGAAGTTCCTTCTCTATTTGATGTATTCAAATATGCTTTTAATTGGTGACTGAACGGCTTGGACTGAGCCGTAATCAGTCCGTTCTTTTGCCCCTTAGGCTAATGGTAAACCGCCGGTCTCTAAAACCGTTATACCCTCTGAAGGGGTAATCTGGGTTCGAGTCCCAGAGGGGCAGCGTGGGAAGCGGACGGTTAGCTACTGAAACGAGATAAGGATGGTCTAACATCCAGCCAGTTTTATTCCTTTAGGGAATAAGATTATCGGCACATACAGCAAACGTATTTTCCACCATTTTAGATAACAGGAAATTATCAGTGTGCCGAGTATTTGCACCATTCGTATAGCGGTAATATGTCTGCCTTCCAAGCAGATGCGGCGAGTTCAAGTCTCGCATGGTGCTCTTAGGTTCTCTTACTTTCCTAATCGCGATAAAAGTAAGGACGCAGGCAAGCACGTATGCTACCCGGGAGCCATTACCCCGTATAAGTCAGCCTAGGATGACAGATTGCGAGCCGGCAGTAGGCCAACGATATAAGAATATAATGCCGGATACTTGTACACCGTCAACAGTACACTCTATTTCTCTGCGAGTTAATGGGACGTATGACGACACGACACTTCGTCCGCACCCGAGGAGTTGCGAACCTGCGGGCGCACCTCCCGTAATTTAGGAGCTATCGCAAATAGACTTATTAAAATTACGGGATTTTTTATTTGACTTTTTTTTAAAATTTTGTTATAATATATATGTAAGGAAGGGAGAGATGAGAATGTTAGATGATTTCATTATGAATTTCTCTTGGGAAGAACTTGAAGATGAAGAATGGTCACTTGAAGATTGGGAAAGTGATTATTTGACAAAAGAACAAAATTGAGTTATAATAAAGGAGTAAGAGATGGAAACAATTAGATTCTGGTATACTTTTGAGGATGAAAATAAGGAAATGGCTGATACCGATGTAGAAATTAGTACTTCTAAGGCTGATGGAGTCCATCTTCAGGATGT